CTCCCTATCAACAGCATCAGCGGCGTCACCATCAATAATCGTGTACTCGTCGCTTTCTGCGGTCAATACCATAAAGTCCGTAGTGGCTGTCATGTCGCCTATACCGATTTCGGTGTTGAGGAAGTTTTCAGTAGCGCAAGCTGCACCTGTCCCGAAATCAGCGTCATCGCAACCAGCCAACGTAGCCGATGGGTCTCTGATTATAACATGGGTTATAATAGCCCTCTTTCCGGCTGGTACTGTGTAAAGTATTGTCTTAGTAGTCGCGGCGTTCATATCAACACCCGTCTTTGTACCAAGCAACATTATTCCTTTTTCTTTAGCATCTACTGCCATTATAAAGTCTCCACATAAGTTAATTCGTCATTTTCCCATAACATATATTGGTTCTCGTAACTCATTTTGTGTTCTTCGTAACCACCGTAATAGGTTATTGTGTGGTCTGTGGTTCCGTTCTCTTCCATTTTTGTTGTGTATCGCAACTTACCGGGCAATCTAATCGTGTCATCGTGAGAAGTGGTCTCGAACTCTATATAATTGCCTGTTCCCGCATATATCTGCTGCATCCATAAATCACAATACGAGGTCTGTGATAAATGCAGGGCCGGGCCTGTGGTAACACTGGTCCAACTGCCGGGGAGTACGGTAAATAGTGTAGCAGTTGTACTACCCGTGTCCCCTAACCGGATACCCGGCAAAGAGGCCGCACCGTTCGCCCAAATATGTAACGAACCGGCGGAACACTGTTTAAGCCAAAAACCACCGTCAAATTGGTATGGACACAGAACCTCTAATGTGGTCAGACAAATCTATCAATACTCCCCATCCGTTATCAACTCCGCTACTCTGCATTATCGATAAATTGTCAAAACATATAGTGGTTTTATCGCTACCCGTTACCGAAACACCCGTATCGGCACAGCCTCGTAGTCTTCCGCTCAATGTCGTTTCAGCTGAACCAGTACCGCTTGAGTCGATAATAACAGCCTCGGCGGAAGATGTTTCGCATTGCAAATGAACATGGCTGGTTATCTGAAGGTCTGCGGATTCTTTCTTGTAGTGGGTTGCGTTGGTATGACCTGAAACAAATAAAGTGTTCTCGTCAGGAGTATCGGCACCATCAGCCCGCTCCAAAACACCAATAGTACAATCGGTGGCCTTCAGGAACATTACATTGGCCTCTGTGTTCCCCTCAACTACTATGCCGGTATCACACTCCTCTGCCATTACATTTATCCAGCCGGCGGAATGTTTTAAGCCCTGTAAAACTATTCCTTCAACGGCTGTGTTGTTGTCCATATTACCGTCAACTTTAATGAATACAGTTACATCGACATCGGCGGCTACATCTATTTTTAGAACCGCCGTCTGGTCGGAACTGTCCTCCTGTCTGATAGTAGCACCCGGTCCCCATATAGTACCGGCGGCATCCATTGTGATTTGCGTATCAACCTCATAAATACCGGGTGGGAAGAACACCGTTCCGCCCACCAGTTCAGCGGCATCAACAGCAGCCTGAATAGCAGTAGCGTTTGTCGCTCCCGTCTCCGCCGTTCCTGCACCGTAAGCAATAACATCGTGCCAGAACCCTTTTATTCTAAGGTCTCCGAATGTGGCGGTGTCGGTTATACCAAGACTAAGCAATGTCCTAGGGGCGGCGGTGGTGGCGGCCTCGGCTATACTCGACCCCGTGGCGGTAAAAGTGACCGCGCCGGTTTCAACAGAAACCGAAGCCGTAGGCGTACCAGCGGCATCAAAGGTAAGATTCTTACTTGCACGGTCAACGGAATTGGGTAAGGTTGTTATGGACGTTGCGGCATCGGTATCAGGAAACACCAAAGACCTTGCTATGGCATCGGAGTTTTCGATAATTAGCTTGGTGTTCTTATCAAAAGCATCTTCTACATTTTCTGCATTAAACGAACCACCTGCCGTCAAATCCAATGCCTGCGTCATGGGGGTATTGCGGATTATATGTATCTGGTAAGTAGCTGCAATAAACGGAGTTACAGTAGTTATAGAACCACCGTCATCCCCGTTATTGGTTACAGTGTAATCGGTGGTTTCTGCCATTGCTGTTTCAACACCGGTAGTAATCAGTCTCTTGATCACTGTAATATCACTATTGCTGGTTATAGGAAAAAGAAAAGGTATCTCCTGTTCCGCAGCCGTTCCTAATATTGATGTTCTGTTTGTTTGGTTAGATATTGTCATCGTTCTGTTACCTCAATTTTTGGAATAATGGCCCGAACCGTACAAGGGAATGGGCCTGAACCTGTAATTACAAACGGGTCTTCTGTACTGAAACCACCGTCAAAATCAGCCTCTAAATCTCCTGTGTATAATTCCGGTGGACTATCGTAATCTTCCCTGACGGGCCAATCAAAATCATGCGTATCAACTCCATCGCCATACTGTGCGCCATAGGTCTCGTAAAAGCTGACAACAAGTTCCGGTATCTTCTTTTTCCTGCCGTGCGTAGTGCCTTTGCTTGTATTGACGTCTAACCTCATCGGTGAAACTTTATAGGTATAAGGCAATCCGATGTGGACGGTATCAGCCGCTTCGTCTATTGTTATTTCGCCGTTAAGAACTGTTTTACTTGCCTGTTCAGCACCATCAGCTAATATAATTACCGTCTCACCCTCAAGGTGGTCTAAACCAACTATGGTAGTTCTAAGCCAAATCGGATAGTCAGTTACGGTATCTTCTTTTTCCTTACGTGGGTATCGATGCTTCACTGCCGTTATCCCGCAATCTACAAAAAAGGCATCCGAACTATCCGAACCCCAATCCCTTGATTGCATTGTCTCGATATACCTTACGGTAGAACCATTTATCGTCCGGCAAACAGTTAATGTTATCCTGTCCTCAGTCGTTTGCGGAGTTACACACACCGATTCAGCTATACCGTTTCCACCTAACGGGTGTTCGGCGAAAGCAACTACATTCTGCCGTCTCTCGTAAGTCATTGAAATAAGATATGGACTATTAGCAATAGTGAACCAAACGATAAAGTCAGGTCTCTTTTGAATCGCTACACTTGTTATACCACCGGAAGTTATATTCTCTGCCAAGGCCGTCAAGTCTGTCGAGACATATTTCTGTTCGCTGTCATTCCAGGCATACTCCATTATATTTCGATCTACGTAATCAATGAATAATATCGCTTCACCAACATTAAACGCCTGTAAATTCGTACTCCCTATCGCCGTTTGCTGCTTCATCGCCCAATTATCTTTCGGGGTAATAGGTTTATTCTCCAAAGGTGAACCTATCCGCCATTCATCATCCGTTGTTCCGGCGGCGAGAACGTCAAGGGCTGCAAGCCATCTACCTCTTGCCGCCGTAGGAAGATTTAAGGAAAAGGCCGAAGAATCCAATGTTCCAGACTCGAATTCTTCAAACTGGCCGGTAGCACTTAAATCTATTCTCTGTGCATCTTCGTTAGTAAAACCATACACCGCTCTTTCTTCAAAGAACGTTATCGCAGTGGGCCAGCCTTTTACATCAGACCATGCACCTTCGGCCCATCTTTTAGTTGCATCGTGTTCGTTTGAGGCCACTATTGCGGTAGCTGTTGCCTTAGTTGCGGAAGTAAAAGCGGTTATCTTAAAAATGCTGTCCTGTGTACTCTTGTCAACGGTAAAATCAGCCTCTATAGTACCGTCCGTATAAGATGAACAGTACATCTGGTATTGGATACCGTTGACATCTTCAGTGTCGCTCTTCTGGACCGTTCTTGAGCCTACACTGTTCGTCATTGTGGAAACATAAGTCCTGAACGTCTCCCAATTAGTACCATCCTCAAGTCTGCGTATCTCAAAAGTAGCATCCCAATGACCATTGGCATTGCAAGTCCAAGCATCCTTCACGTCTATTGCCTCACCTATAACACCCTCAGCAACACAGCTGGCTTTTGTTACGGTCTTTTCTCTTTTGCTGGTAAGTTTGAACAATGCGTCAACATGACCGGCATCAAAAACATCGCTCGAAGCGGTTAAAGTTACCACCCCGCCGTCAACCATTATCTGACCATCATCTGTCCCATCGGCAACCGTCTCATTGGTATAAAATGTCAAGGTCGTACCTGTGTAATCTGTGGCGTATGTGGTAGTGGAATCATGGACTGTAAAAGCACCATCGTTGCCGGTAGAATTGGTTATATAAAACCTCTTGTTCGGTGGAAATAAAGAGGATATATCGGTTGTGCTTGTCATTGTGAACTTGCCGGTATTTTTTGCACCGGCAGTTGCCGTCTTCACCGTATATCCTGTAACGGCAATAGTAATATCATCATCTTCTTCAATATCATTCCGCTCTAAAAACGGTCCGTCTTTGAAACTTATCTTTTCCAGTACAAAGTCAGTTACCGATACCCTTGATAGTTTTCTCGGAGCATAAGACAAATGAGTAATCCACATCACATCTGCTGATTGCTCGAATTGAAGCTCGAACAAGTCGGCTTCAAGGTAAGGTGAGGTCAGGGTTTTGACAACCTCACCGTCATAATATACCCTTATATTCTGGTCTGCAAATTCAAGTTCGTATGCAACTGTTGACGAATAAGTAAAATCAACCATTCGGGACTTCTTATCGTTATACATACAGTTCGCGGTGTACTTCGTCCCCGGTCTCCGCGTTAGAGGTCCGTAAATAAGCGGTATCATATTATCTATCCAGCGACAACCAGCCGAAAACTTTTCTATATCCGCCCTTGCATCTATGAGTGGTGTCAGCTTGCCGGAGTTCATTGATATTACAGGGTATCTCATTTATTCCTTTGTTTTATATATATTAGTCGTAAGTGTAACCTTTTTGCTTACAATGCCTATCTGGTCCGACAAATCTTCCAGCGTATCACCGTCTGCACCTATAACTTCATCATCAATTTTTGTTTCCATAGTTGACATATCTATTTCAGCAGTACCATCCCAATGTATTACACCACGTCCAAGTCTTAAATCACCGTTAGCAGGATTAGCTCCTTCCTGCCAATAAACCGTTACCTTATATACTCCTGCTGCTATGTTGGTACTTGCATCAAAACTTCCTACAAAATGACCACCGGCACCATTTTCTGTCATTGTTACATCATAAGTATCGGCAGCAATCCATGCCTCGTCAGACGAACCGTCAGTAACAAATACATTGCCGTCGGTTTGGAACCTACAGGCATATAATGTTTCACCACTCGTAAAGTCATAGGATATTTCATTGGCCATCAGTACCCTTTAAGTATATCGAGCATCATTCCATGTCTCTAATCCGTATTGGCCTATCGTATTGGTTTCCTGTGCATCCATAGCCCTGATAGCGGGCATTGCATAAGCAATGTCCTTCCTTATCGCTTCCCGAACATCCTCATCGTTTCCGGCCAGAGGCCCCACAAGCTGCAATTCCAATTCCAAGACAAGCAATTTAACAAACAACGGGTCAAATTCGGTTGGGTCTGTAACTTTCCTGGTATACCGGATTTCCATTGTCGAATCGTTGGTTAAAAGCCGTTGCCCCTCAATTGCATAAGACCATAAGTTCTCATCAGAAATACTGTTCTCGTAAATTGACCTCATCGCCATAAAGTCATTCGGAAGTATGAACTGATTGTCCCACTCAAAGTCAGGGTCAGTAGTGTCCTGCACCAAAGTCACTCTTGCAGCGGCAAATCGCCACTTGTGAGAACGCAAAAGGGCATCCCTGGTAGGTTCGTAAAACTCCCTGCACCAGATAGCTCTTGGGGTAGTGTCAGTCTCAAAGTTGTTTATTCTTTTATCGCCAAACCTTGCAAGAGCCTGGTTGCAGATGCTTGTTTCCGACAATGCCATATCAAGCCTCCTTGATAACTACTTTTAGTTCATTTCCGGTCTGTATCAGAAACGCCAACGCCGCTGAATTTTCTGCATCTACATGAAAACCTTTACGGAAAGTAATATGGTCTCCGTTTGTTCGGGTGCGGAACTGGCATTGGTCGGCTTTTACAATGAAAACACATTTATCTTTTATTTCCGCCATTGATTTATCCTAAGAAATTGGTTTGTCGCCAGTGAAACCTTCAATATAAACAAACGCGGCTGTATAATAGCCGCCACCGCTTTTCCCACTCAAATCCAGCGCCTTGTTGTCCGTTACCTTTAACGGGTATTTGAAATCTTTCGAGAAAGTTGACTGACCTCCCGCTTGTAACTGGACTGGGCCAAAAACTTCCGCACCGATACCATCTATAAGTGTTAGTTTGCAGTCTATCAAATAATTATGTTCAGCTGAAGCTACTAATCCCATAGTTACGTGCGTAAGGTACGTTGCACTTTTTATTCTTGTCGGTGCGGCTTTTAACTCGATATTCAAAGTTGAAAAATCACTCGAATGATAATTGACCGCCCAAGGCCCGGTTCTTACGTGGGTTATTTCCTGTACCACTGTTGGTGTATTAGTTGTAGCCATTACCCACCATAGAAAATAAACTTTTGTAGTTAAAGTGGTCGCATACAATCGTAGGGTCAACCATTATGTCGTAACCGGCCTCTATCGCAATTCTACTGAAGTATTCATCTTCGCCTTCGTCGAAACACTTACCATTGTCATCAATGTCTTTATAGATTATCTTGAAGGGAGATTTCCCTAACTTCTCAAGAACTTCTCTTTTTATGAGAAGCGTTGACCCACCTATCGCTGTGGCTTTTATTAACTTATCTCCGAGCGGTTCTCTCGCGCTTTTCCACCAATCGCCGGTCTTAAACGACCATACTAATCCGTTTGCCATCATTGGGTAAATACCAGCCACGATAGGCAGATCATAATCAACAAGTTTTTTCAAAGTACCTTCAGGCGGAACAACGTCAGAGTCCATAAAGTACAAGTGGGTTACGGCAGGGTCTTTGAGTGCTTGGTGCGCAAATGAACTGCGCCCGACACCGGCATCCCTCGAACTTGCATATCCCCACTTAACGTCCGGGCGCATCGACTCTGCCGAACAGTATGCCGCTGTACGAACATCTATCGTAAAGTTCTTGTCAACCGGTACACCAATGACAATCATTGATATATTGCTCCCTAACCAGTAGCAGTATAACCTTCTACATAAACATACACAGACCCAGCCGCTGCACATTTTACCGCCAATGCTTTATTTGATACAACTTTCAATGGTTGCTCAAATTTCCAACTAATAAGATTTGCAGTTAATGTACCAGAGAGCCATGGCCCGAACAGCAATGTAGCGTCGCCGTCCTGTAACCGAGGGAAAGCATCTGCATCATAAGCCGTTTGGATTATCACGCCTGTTATATATAGTGCCTTACCGGCACCTGGTGCAGCAACTATATCAATAGCAGCTGAAGCATCTGCGTCTGTGCCGGTAAATGTCCAATATGTTTTCCCCATAAAAGAACCGTTTTCTGTCCTTGTAGGGGTGGCATTTGTATCAAAGGCCATAACTTATCTCCTTACGTTATATGTTGTTGTGGGTATAGTGATTGTGCACACGCGGCCCTGTTAAGTGCAACTGTAGCGGCCCCTGCGACACCAGCACCATCGAGTGATACTCTTGTCGCTACGGCGTATTTCGGAAAAGTTACATTAGTAGCATAATTTACAATTCCGAAACCCTCACTTGCGGAAGATAATGCAGTCGCTACGGTCAATCCTGCGCTTGTGTGATTTTCTACCGCAAACGCTGCGGCCATTTCGTGTAAATCTTCCCAAGTCATTTCTTCTACGGATTTGTGTGGATTCTCTTTAACCCAAAACAGAAATCCCCAAAATGTGTCGTCAGCATCTACTGCCATGATAAAACTCCTTAATCAATTAAGTTTCCGGCCTCGTCTCTGGGCCATAAGTTTAGTTTCGTTTCACCTACACCACCAAAGATACGTATCTTCGGTGGGTCTTTCGGTTGACCGTCCCTGTCGGTATAACCGGCCTTGTAAGTACGATGGTTAATTTCATCTTGTGGAACAGGTTTGTCAAACGATGTAATATCGCCATCGCTATGTCCTCTTGCTCGCTTTAAGATTTCCAAAACTTAAGCCTTTCTAAGAATTTCCGTTTTGGTTTTATTACTCGCCCACACTTTTTACAAGTATGCTTCCATCCACCATTCGCTGTTGGACGAGTAGAAACCATATACGATTTACATTTAGGACATTGAGGACCTGCTGATTTTATTTCAAACTGCATTGCTTTTTGTCCTTTTTCTTAAAAAAGGGATAAGGGCGGTTTCCCGCCCAAATCCAACAAAAGTTAAATACTAAGTTGAAGCATGATTAACGGACCATAGGTTGTTACGCCTTGATTCAAGATAAAGCCGGCGTTTTGCCTATATGTATCTGCGGCGCCGTTTGCCTTGAGGAGACCAGTGGCAGTGTCAAATACCATCCTATCCTGTGACACGCTTCGTGTGCCAACATCTTCAGCGGGAGACACTACACAAGGTCCCCACGTCTGGCCCCAACCATAACTTGAGACTGCGATATTGGCAGCAGGAACAGCTACCACGCAACTATATACTTGTGGAGTCCCCGAACAGCGTTTGTATGGGTTTTGGAAAACCTCATGGTAAAGAGTATCACCGGCAACACTTATCGGGCCATCAATGTATATCATAGTTGTAGTACCTACAGTTGCATCGTTGCCGACAATCAACCTGTTCATAGCATGTGACCCTGCACCATAAACACAGATAAAGCCACCCTGAAGTTCGTCCTCAGTAAATCCGGTTTGCGTAACAAGAACAGACGTATCTCCTACCACTACCGAGGAAACCAATGCTTCACCTGCGTAAGCGTGTGTAGCAAGCGTCACGGCTCCGTGGTATGAGGTACAAGCCTTCTCAGCATAGATATACTTAAATACACGACCATCCCATGTAGTAAGCCGCGTTCCAACAATATACCTTTGTGTGTCTTCGGTAGCATAAATCCCAAGGTTCCGGTTATGGACGCCATTGGCGCTGGAAAAGTCGTGTGGAGACCCATGCCAAGGAATCGGATTAAACGGTTTTTTGAAATGTTTACTCATAGTTTAATCTCCTTTCAAGATTAAGCCGAAGTCGGAAGTGCAATCTCGACTACTGCGGGGCCTTCTACTCTGGTTGCGCCAATACTAAGCGTAGAAAATACTTGAGTACTGTTTAGCAAGTCGGGACGAGGGTCGATAGAAACATTCGGCTCTTCAGCGACTGCAAGCACGATAGCGTCCTGAGCAAAAGCGAAACAACTTCTGACGGTTGTATCAGTTGCATCCCCCAGAAGTCTTGTTGACCGAAGGAATTTGAAGCCCATAAAGGTATCAATCTTTCCTTGCGCCAACGCTTTCACTGTATTGTAATCCGCACTCTTAACTTCAGTCAGGTTAAGTAACTGGTTAATGTTGTACGGGTTAGTAAGGAAGTAACGCTGTCTATCCTCATCAATTTCTGCATCGTCCAAAAGTTGTTTGCAGGTAAGCAATTTTGCGATTGACAGCGGTGTATCCGTTGTCGCATCGTGGTCGCCACCTGCGGGTTCTACTGAACCATCTGATTCGATAAGGCGACATTCGTCTAAATCATAGTTGTTAATCGTAGTCGCGCCGGTGTGCCCGCCGTAAGCAGGCCCGCCGAGTGCTGCGATAATCACATCGTCGATTTGACGGTTCAAAGAGAAATGCTGATTCTGAGCGTACACCGATTGTGGGTCGATGAGCATTTTCAGTCTATCAGGTTTGTCGATTATGTCGGCGGGAACTACATAGTCCACCATCGACAGTTTTCGACGGGTATGGTCGGCATCGGAGATAGGAGTCGCGCCGTGACGTGCGCCACGAGGCTGAGCGTCCTTCGGACCAATGCGTTCCACAAACATCGTATCGCCTGTTATCTGTTCGGGTCTGCAACATCCACGCAAATACGCAGGCTTTTGCTGCGATAAGAGCATGATGTTGGCCTTGAACTGGTCAATAAAGGCAATCGGAATCTGTTGTGACATTAGATTAGCCATTCAATTAAATTTTTAAATTGCCTCGGAAGGGTAGTCCACAACAAGTGGGCCATTCCTATTTAACGCCATTGGGCGGGCAGGTTACTGCCATTTCCGGGGCCTTATTGAAGGCTAATCCGTACTATTCAAACTCCCAAAGTCCTTAACGGGTAGTTTCGGGAGGATTCATCTTATTTCTTAACGGCATAATCTTATCTGTTATTACTTTCCGTTGTGCTAACGTACTGTTTTTGTCAGCCAATACAGGATTCGCCATCAACTCAGCAATCTGTGTCTGTAAGTCGGAAGGTGTTGGTATGGCACTAAAGTCAGGCGATTTACCTTCGGAAAACTTACCGCCGAGATTTGAGGAAAACCTTATAAAGTCAGGGTCGTCACCGAACTTCTGGGTAAGACGTTCCTTAAACTCAGTATCACCAAGAGTGCCTTCCTCTACTGCTACGTTGCCAAAATGCTTCTTTTGCTCCATAGCAGCACCCCACTCGGTAGAAAGACCACTGATAAGTTCAGCCCTCTGAGCTTCTTTGGTCTGGTTCGCAACCTTAATATCAGCCAGCATATCGTTAGCGAACTCTGCAACAAACTGCTCAGCCGCCTTTTTGCTGACTCCACCATCATAGAACCGCTGCTGCCACTTAGTCATTCTGTCCGCAGGGAACATTTTTTCAGCATATTCCGGTGGGAATCCTTCCGGCACAGCAAGGCCGTAATCTTCGACAGTATCCGGCCTGCCACCGTGCCTGTAATACTCATCCCATTCATCTTTCGGAGAACTATCTTTCGGAATAGCAATCGTGTCCTTGCCGACCATTCTTTTGGTATCAACAAACATCTTCGCCAAAACCTTAGCGTCTCTTACAGTTTTGAGGCTTGCTTCGTCCCGATACCCTTCCGGTAACGTACTTTGCCAACCTTCCGACAAAACGCCATTACTGCCGAAATAATTAGTTTCGGCAGCTATTACCGGGGCATCTACTACTGGAGCCTCAACTACAGGGGCTTCAATTCCTTCGGTCATCTTTGGCCCCCTTTCTAAACTGCTTCATATTTTTCGGGTTGTCCATGCGCTTGACTGCTGTAGATTTTAACACCTGGATACCAAACGTTTCCAATCTTGCATCAGGATTGTTCTCTTTGAAAACAATAAAGTCTTCACTGTCCTGATAAAAATACGGACCACGACTTTTTTCTATTACCCTTTCCCGGTCGGTGTCCTCACCGGTAAGTTCGTCCTTTACAATTTCCTTTCTGACAAAATCGTATGCGTTTACTTGCGTAACTCGCACGCATCCCCTTGCCACCGTTTCGTCCTGCTCTTCATCCCGATACATACCTTTTGGGGCTGAAGTAGTCCCATCGGGGGCCTCAGCTAATCCTGTCTTGTTCATTGTCATTTTCCTTTCGTAATTTGGTTAAATCAAATTCAAGCCAACGCCTGATTTCCAATATCACTGCACGTTTACCTTCTCTGAAAGCAGATATGTCAGAGTTTTCTACAAAAGTCATACCTTTCTCAAAGCAAAATTCAGACAAGTGCGCAAGAGTCCTCATCCCGGGGCCGGACTCAAAAGACTGCTTAAAATCGGCTACTCTCTGTGTAACTATTTCCGCTCTTGTTTGTTCCATTATTTCTTTTTCCCTTTATATCCACTTGCGTAAGCAGCCCTACCCTGTTTGGTTGCCTTCGACTTACTTTTATAAACCTTGCCACTTCCCCATTGATAGCCGCCCTTGACTTTGTGCACCGGACTCATTATTTAGCTCCTCCCATTAAAGCCTCTGCTGGGCTACCCTCTTCAGGAGCAGCCGTAGTCTGTCCGTAAGCCTGACCGCCCACCTGGGCCGCCTGAAGAGCCATCTGAGCCTCTTTCTCGGCCTGACGTATCTTCCGCTTCTCGTCCCTCTCCTCTTCAGTAGCCATGTCCTCGGCATTAACACCAAGAGTACGCCCCATTCGCATAACAGCATCATCAGGGTCAACATTATCAACCGCACCGGGAAATTGAGATTCCATACCACCAACAAACATAACCCACTCCTGAAACGCCTTTGCCTGCTGACTTCTTAGTTCGAGTGCAAACGGGCCTACAAACTCCAGACCAAAATTAGTACCCTGCAACTCAGCGGGTGGAGGTTCTACAGCACCGTTGCGAATCAAGAGTAAAATACTTCTTGATAGACAACTTTCCAAAAGCTCGTACCACACCCTTGCGACCGGAGGCCCGATTTTGTGCCATGTCCCCTTGATGCGCTCCCTTATCTGAAGGGTACTCCTTCTATCGCCGGTTAAATTCTCCAACGGAGAAAAAGCGTCTCTGAAAAAAGCCCTGTCAACTATCGCCTGCTGCCTGTCTAACGATGCTTCTGTTATCGGAAAGTTTCCGTTCATGTTGGAATCTATCGCCTTGGCGCTCGGTAAATCCCTGACTATGTTATGAGCGCCGGGTATAACCCGGTAAGGCCCGTCAAAAGTCGATAAAATCTCCATCGCAGGGTTGGCCCATCTGTTGCCTACATCTATCCAGTCCCTCATAGACCTGTCGAGAACCTTAATCTGCGGCATTATCTCCGTGCCTATTCCCCGTCCGTGCTTTTCGTTTGCAGGTCTTTTCCACCTTGCACTATGATATGGAAACTCCTCGAAACCGCTTTCGGCTACTTTCAATTTTTCCTTTTCGTTGACTACAACCGATTCCCACGGCATATTTCCATTATATCTCTGCGATAGATTCGGATTGATAACATCACGTGGTCTCACATAATAGATAAAGTCAAATTTATCATTCTGTTTCTTCGGTTCTTTGGATGCCTTCATTACTTCTTCGCCGACTTTTTCTTCACCGAACTCTTCTATCGCCTGCCTCGGTGTGTATTGCACGGTCAGTACAATACTATCAACAAGTCTCTTGCTGTTCTCAAGGAACTGGTATGTACCAAGGATACAGGTTTTGTAGTTAAGTCCGGTCTTTGGCGTCCATTCGGAAAAAATACTCGCAGGTCCGAAGATTATCAAAGACCTCAACACCTCGTCAAATTCAGTTATAAAATTAGACCTGTAAATTGCATCGTGAGCCGTTTCGGTAAGCATTGAAATATATCTCTGTACAGTATCACTGGTGTTACCGCCTGTTTTTATGGCAAAGAACAACTGGCCGGAAGGTATCAATATCTGCTTCAGGCCGGAAACCATATCCTCAGAGTCAAGCATTGGGGTCTGGTCGTAAATCTCGGTAGTCCTTACCGATCCAGGCTCGGCGGTAGAGTCTATCTGGATGTAAGGATATAGTTTATTAGCAGTCTGCTGCCACAGACTCCTTATATTGGCCTGTGCCTGCTTCTCTCTGTTTCTAAGGTCGATTATTTCCGTTGCTTCCATAGGGTTATCCCAAAAACTTCTTCAAGTCTGATTCGGGTACTAATTCACCGGTCAAAAATGTTTCCGCCCTGCCGCGAGGACGCTTTCTCCTCGCTATATCCTCAACTTCACTGCCAACTTCCGGTATCGCCTCTGGTGGCGGAACGGGAGGGGCTTTAACTTCAGGTATTGAGCCAGCCATTACTTTTTTTCCCTAAAAATCCTGTCGTAATTTTTTTCGTACTCCGCAAGGTCAACTTTACGGTAAGCATCGCCCTTACCTGCACCGTTTTTGTTTCTGTTCTTAGACTCTTTCATAATCACTTTCCACGAATCTCTGCGAATTGCTTTTATATGCACTGATAGTAGCAATACTACTCTTCGAGGCTGCTAACAGAAAATAGTTCAATGCGTTTCTATAATGCTCCTTCTTGCCCTTGTACCTGTACTGTCTTGCGCCGGTCCTCTTACTAGTCTCAAGAATCTTGTAGGCATTGCACATCTGTTTGGCGAACTCCTTAATCTCAGGTGAACGCCTCGGAATAGTCAGCATACCTTCCGTAACTACCATGCGGTGGGTCTCGTCAAATAAAGCAGTTCGGTAATCCTTGACTATCCCCTTTTTGTTGTCCCACATCCGCAAGAAAGCGGGGTTATCGGAATACTCACATAAGAATATCTGGTATGGTTCGTCCTTCTGGAACTTAGCCGCAGAGTCCCTGAACGGCCTCATGTCAATAACGGCGGAGGTAATATGGAACTTTCTGGCTAAGTCGTGTATGTCCTGCCATGACGATAAGGCGACCGTCTTAAATATCTGGTATCTATCGTTGCCTGTCCTCGCACCGATGACAATATGTTTAATATCACCTACGTCAATACCCATAGCACACGGGCCTTCGTGAGAAGGGTACATACCATCGTTGTTGCAGCAGCTATAAACATCGGCCATAGTCAACCTGTCCTCAGCGGCAATGTAAGGCAAACCTAAACGCAAACGATAAACATCTGCCAAATTACCTTCCGGCGGGTTGCGGAAGTCCCTCAGTATCTCAGTGGGGTCGTTAAAAGCCGATGTCAAATGACTCCACTGGTAGCCGTGCATAAAGTCGGAATTGGCACGCTCGGCGGCAACCCACTCACCATCCCTGATAAATACCTCTTTGCCGCAGTTCTTACAAATTATGAAACCAATACCATCGTCCCTGATACCAACACACTTCTCAGGGTCCTCCATGAAGAACAACTCAGCGCAGGTGAACTTGCCGCAATGGTTACACTTTCGGAACCAATGCCGCTGGTCGGAAGAAGAATATACAGTATCAATACCTGTGCCCGGTACAAGTGGATTTGAGATATAAACCTCTTCTTTGACCTTAGAGTGGCCTAACCTGCCGCGAGCTTTGCCGGCAACTTCCATGCCCTCATCCATTTTGTCAAGCTCATCAAACTTGATAGAGTCAACAGGAATAGAACTCATGCGGGAAGATTCACTTACATCGTGAAGTTTCTGGCTCAATCTCGCTCCGCGTAAGTACAAAAAGGCATCGTGTATCTTCTTTAGTGAAGCCGAATCAGTGCCCTTGCCGCCACTCTTAACGTATTTGCCTATGGCCTCGCGGTTAGATAGTATCAAAGGATTGAAACGGGACTTGCTGAACTCAAGAACATCATCGGTAGTAGGAAACATATACAAGTCGCCCTGTGGATGATGGCCGTGAATCATGTCGTGTAAGGAGCGTAAGACCTCAATCTCGGTAAATCCGCCCTGAGTGCCCTTCATGTAACATCTACGCCTCACACGCGAGGACATAGGCTCTCGCTGGTACTCGTGGTCTTTGAATGAGAACCTGCCTGTCTGGAGTTTAATCTGGTGCAAATCAGCAGCCCATATATCACAACGCTCACTTGCGGCAAAGTGCGCACGCTTCTCAGGCGACCAACTTGCTAACTCTTCTGTTTGTTCAAGTGTTAATGGCATACTAACCTTCTAAAAAAGGGGCAACAAAAAAAGAGCAAGTTAGTGAGTTGGCACCAACTTGCCCTTTAATTGTTCTTTCGCTAACCGCTACCTGCCGGTTTTGGTTAGACCCGATATTTAATTTTTATTATTACAAAAAAAGCCCCACAACCTTTCGGTCATAGGGCTTCGTTTCTTACAATTGTCCTGATACTTATTTAGTTTTTACTTTGCTTCGCCTTTGCTCCGCGGCGCCAGGCCTCGCCTTTGCTTCGTCGAGCTTCGCATTGCATCGCCTTTGCTGCGCGGCGCGTCGCTTCGCTTTGCCTTTGCGTCGCCCTTGCCGAGCTTGGCCGCGCCTGGCCGTTGCTGCGCGCCGCTCCGCCAAGCCACGCCTTTGCAAGGCGGCGCCTCGCGGCGCCATGCCTTTGCTTCGCTATGCTGGGCGGCGCCTTTGCTTCGCAATGCTTTGCCCGGCTCCGCCTTTGCGTCGCCGAGCCTTGCCCGGCCTTTGCCCTGCTGAGCAGTGCCTTGCCTTTGCCGTGCCAAGCGACGCCTCGCCTTTGCTTCGCTTTGCTTTGCTACGCCCTTGCCGCGCCATGCAAAGCTCTGCTATGCTAAGCCTTCGCCGAGACAAACCTTACTGCTTACTCACTTCTTTCCACTTAAACCTGCCTTTGCCAGAATTACGCCATTGGCCTAATCCACGCAATGCACCGTAATCAAGCCATTCCTTGACAAACTTTTCATACTTTTTATCCAAACAAGTAATATCAAAAGCAATACTTGACCCTACCGGCACAGACTCGGACCTCGCCAACGCTATTCGCTCACCTTTTGCCGTCTGACCCCTTAATGGTCTTTCGCACCACTCTATTTCACCAACTACATCAATAAATATCTTTCGCGGGCCAGGGAAAATTACCCCGTCAATTATCTTTTTGTAAGCCTGCAACTTGCTGCTCTTAGTGCCGGAAACCCGCCTTAACATACCGCAGGCATCTTTGAAAAATCCCTTGACCTGATAGTCCCACAAAAACGGCCTGCCATCTTCTCGCGGGAAAACAGTCGATGCCTGCGCAATATCATCTTCAGGTAATTCCGCGTGAAGTTCATCTTCCTGCGGCCCGTCAGGATGCTTGCTGGCAATAAAAGTTCCCGTAATGTCTTTATTACCCGACACCGTGCCAAGTAACGGCTCTGTAAATTCAATTCTTACTCTCATCTCTTGTTCCCTTCGTAAAGGTGGTCCTTTTTTACAGTCTGCTCCACATTGAAGCTGACATATTTGCCATCAAAATAGTTAAACGATACCTTACCATAAAATTCCGGTAATATCAAGGCTAATCTTTGCCCTATATCAGTTATAGCTCTTTTGGTCTCGATGTCAATCATCTTCTTGTCCTTTAATTTTAATATACTCCTTACCATCAACTACAACCCGCGAAACTTCTGCATCGGCACTGGCCAATAAGTCTCTTATTTCATACAAAACATCTAAAGTCCGTTCCTCCGCCTTCAAATCAATTAAGTCCGTTTCAATCTCTATGCTTGCAGGCCATTTGACATTTTTAGCTAAAACAGTTAATATCCATTTACCAACCTGCTCGCGAGTAGCAAGGCCGCCAGTAAGAGAGCCATCTTCGAGATTCACTAACCGAACAGCATACTTCTCGTCTGTACTCAAGTGCCGTAAAACGCTTAAGCGATATTTCCGCATACTCTACTCCTTCTCTTCCTTACGAGTGGCCTTACCGTCCGGCTTGGCTTTTGTAAAAATAACAAAATTCTGGTCAACCGGACTGCAACCGCAATTAGGGCATATCAATTCAGAATCAACCACAGGCACGCCCCTTTCAATTTCATATAAACGCTCAGAACAACAGTTGCCACAAGCTAACTTCACTTGATAGTTAGGCATTGTCTATTCCTTCATCAACCGGGGGAATCCAGTTTAGGGCCGGACCACACAAGGACAAAATCGTCGCTACACCATTACGCACCGTGTAAGAGGCCCCGCCACCCTTAACCTTAATAAAAGCAATTAAATCAAGTATTTGCTTCTTGCTCATTGCCTACCTTCTTTGAACAAGGACATCCAGACTGGAGTATAAGCGTATCAACAGGCTCGACAGGCATTGTATATCCACAAAGAGAACATCTGTATCTCCCTCCACGAACCAGTGTCCAGTCGTGCCCGTCCCCAGGAGACCTCGAAGCTACTATATGTAATGGACTAATTGGCATCTGTATTGCCTTCTCAAAAGCCGCCAAAATAATCTTGTCTATCCTTTTCCTACAAGCTTCCCGCAGTTCAAGGTCGGCCTTCAGAGTGCCAGCCTTAAACCAATCAGTGTCCTGAATGTATTCTACCATTGCCTACCCATCATGGATACAAACCTCCCAACCACACTTGGGACATCGAATAGCAGTGAAATAATAGTCAGAACCAACGTTGAACTCCCTGTTGCCACATTTCTTGCAAAATACTGTTTTAAGCGCATCCTTCAAAGAACTCCGACCTATATGAAATAGACCGTCATCGACAGCATTATACAAACCTTCGCCATCCAATTCGTCAGGTAACTTTCGTTGCTTAGCCATACTCTATCCTTCTGTCAACAATTTACCATGCTTGGGTTTTTTTGAGAAATGTCTTGGGAGATAGTATCATATACACGCCCGGCCCATTGGGGGGTGAAGCCTTTTTTTAGGCCCGGCCCCTTCCCTTTTCTTATGCTTTACCATGCCTTTACTCATGCCGTCCATACTCCATTAGTTGCGGGACAGGGATACACCGTCGGCCTGCCTTGAGCCCTATGCCTGTCCCATATTGCCTGACACTCAGGGTCTGATGCAACCCAGGGCTGGTGCTCTAATGTCAGTTGCTCTCCGAATATAGCAATCAGCAAACCTTCCTGCTTCTTGCTTAAGGGTATAACATCATCAGGCTTTGTTATACCCTGCTTTGTTATACCTTTTGTTATACCTTTTGCCCTGCGCCTTCTCATGGCCTCCTTCTGGGCCTGCCTCTGCTTGTCCTTATCCTTGTACATTATGCCTCCTTGGCCAGTCTTGGCGGTGAATAGTTGGCCAGTAAAGCCCTGCCTAATGCCTTCTCACGGGCCGTATAGGCCTCTCCTTCGAGGTTAGGAGCCAATTCTCGGTGATAACCTAACATTTCATTCTGCTCACGTATGGCCGATACCATAGCTGATGGGTTATTAGAGCTACTAGCTAAGAGTTTGACGGATTCAAGGTCTTTGAGTTGCTTTTCACGTGTTATATCCACCTTTTTAGCCGTTAAAGCCCTTTTATCCTCTATGTCCTTCATTAACTCTTGCTTTTGCTTGTTCTCCCATCCTGCCTGTTCAGGGTCTTTATATCCTGCTATTCTTGCGGATTCGGTCGGATTCTCACCTTTAAGCATAGCCGCTAACCACTTTGTTTGTTTTACTGTCCGATGTATTGTCTTGGTCTTCAATTCTAAGCCGTCCTTTTATTGCTGGTATGTATCATTGCCTTTTTTCTTTTTAACGCGCCCTGCGCCATCCTGTGGCCTTTTAGACTATAATTGGCCTCTAATCGGTTGCACCCTGAATCGTCGCGGTGAAATGTGACAAAAAGCACTTCCGTTGCACTTCCGGCAGTATCCTGGTCTGATCCTCGTAGCGTTGCCACAATAATAGCATTCATAAAAGTCATTAACCGAACCGATCGCTGGTATCATTCCATTAAATCCATCCGGCACAAACGGCCTGTCATCATCACCTACACCCCCTAAAAGCAGGATAATGTCTGAATAGCTTACCATATCGTTAAAACCTTCTCAGGTTGTTGCTTTCAGGCCCGCCAGCCACGACAGGCCCTTAGTATTAAGAGAAAGTGTAACCAACTTGTTTGTTTTGTTTCCATCTAACTAATATATTAAACCGCCACTCTTCGGGGTTATCCTTTTCCCGATAGCATATACATAGAACCTTCAAAGGTAATTGAGTCGCCACTTAGGCAAAGACTCTAAGGAAGAGCAAGTGCCTGAGTGGCGCTCCAGTGGCGAACTGTTCGGTGTCTTACCTTGGCTCAGAACTTCACGACTCGACACAAGCAACATCAAAGTACGGTCCTCAACTACCTTAGACTAATGCATCTTTGCTACTTAGCCGCCGGGCATCTGTTTGGTTACGCTTTCCCACTATGTATATTAAAAAGAGCGATTTTATTCAATTATCAAATAATTGCCATTCTTTGCGCCTATGCGTTTGAACGGCTAAGTATTTTTTCTTCCACTTTGTTTTCGGCAGTTGCTCTAAGTGAGATATTCGCTCATCGTCCGAGCTTGCCTCACCATTCACAACTGCCATAAACTCAGTCATTCTCATATATCTTAGTATACGCGCGCAATACCCTAAAGTCAACCCTATTATTAGATTTCTCTTATACATTTTCGTTTTTCTGTTATATATACCGTTATTGAGCTAAAAACAACGCTTTTGGGGCTAAAATAATTTATAGATTGACTGATTTTTATCTTGCAATCTGGTCGATACTGTAGTATATTCTAATACAGTCAAGTACGGGTTGACGCTTGAACCAGAAAAATTAACAGCCTCGCGGGTCTCAATTCAAAGGCGTCAACCTTTCGGGATTTGCGGGGCTTATTTATGAAAGGGTAAAAGAATGAAACTACACGAATATAATACAATGCACGAAATTATTGACGACCTTACCGATGATGACCTTGAAGGATTTGCCGATGATTGCTTAACGCTCGGTGCAAAA